CCTCTGTGATAGGGCCTGATGCATTATATGCGTTCATCATAAGGTAACGTAATGAACTCATGTATGCACGCTCCACATCACGTACACGCTGTGCAATACTAAACGATGGTATCCTGTTCTGTGTCTTATAGAACGACGAAGTAAATATCGGTCTGATATTCAAATTAGGGTTTTTCTGCACCATTACTTGAATTGTATGCTTACCGATTACCGTTATCTGTGCATTGTAGAACTCAATGTCTTCTACATCTGTGATACCATAATCTCTTAATTCAGAACCTCTGAAGTATCCGTAATGGATTAGAACATCAATGGTAGCTGTGCAATCGTTCCACTGCAGTATCTTATCGTCAGGCTGTTCAGGATTTTCAGAGAGCCAACGGAAAATATAATCTGCACGTGAGCTTTCCTCAAGTACTGTCTTAATAGCGTCAGCATTGTATGATGGCAGACGCATAGCGTCTAACAGCTGACGTCTTGTCCAACGCTGGCGAACGAAAACACCTGTACCACGCTGTGTATCTGGACTGTCAGGACTGTACCAGAAGTCCCAAGGTGATACTGACTTAAACTCGTAGAACACTTCCTGCTTAATAGTGTAAGTATTACCCTTCCAGACAGGACGTGCACGTACTACAGGTACAGGGCCTTGTAACACGGCAAATGGATAGATAGTAAAGTCAGCGGTGAATGAATACATTGCGTTATTCCAATCGCCTTCCATGCACTGGTCAGTGATTAAACGCTCCATATTCTCCGCACATGTCTTAGCATGGTCCTGTTCAGCACGCATAAGATTATCTTTGATATTGCGTGCAAGTGAGATAAGGTCAAGCTCCGTACCCTGGCTTGCCTGCATAGTAGCCATAAGCTCCTGTACTGCAATCTCTTCGCTTTCACGTGACAAGGAAACTACAGGTGTAGGTTCAATAGCCCAAGGTATCTGATTTGAGTGTACAAGACTTTCTAACAGATAAGACTGTACAAGTCCTGACTTCATCGCTGTGATATTCACATAGGCGTTAACACCCAGCTCATCTACTATCTCTCGGTCTGCGGGACACAAAATACCATTGTACTGTTCATAGCAGTCACGCATTACCTCTTTAAGGCTTTTACTGCCTACCAGTTCCATACCTTGCCATCGTGCTGCCTCATTGAACCTAGATATTACAATCCTGGCAATCTTATCTAACGATGCAACTGGCAATTCTATATTGTCACGTGCGTAGTCGTAAACACCGTTATTACTTATCTTGCTCTGTTCCATTACATAATTCTCCGCAATACGCCACGCCTACGTGTTACCTGTTGTATAGCAGGTCGTGCATCATATGTCATAAAATCGTCACGCTGTACACACAAGCAAGCATATTGTAATGCGTCTGCTACATGTGAGTACTTGTTTTTCTCAGGTTTTGGATCATAAGCTTCTTCTACACTACCGTACAGATTAAGCTTCTTGTACCTATATCCGCCCTGCATTGCTTTAACCAGCAGGTCGCAGTTACAGGATATAAGTAAACCTCCAGCTCGCTTGTTAAGTAAAATATCTACTGCACGCAAACGAGTCTTAGGGTCGTTTGTTTTTGGTAGTGTTACCTGGAACCCGTGTTCCTGCAAGTGCTGACTAGGTGAAAGACCTGTATAACTATCACGTGCATTGGCAGGGTCACAGGATATTATTATAGTATTTGTGCTGTATTTTTCGGCGACAAGTTTCAAAAATGCCTGCTCAATGAAGGCTTCCATACCCATATCTCCGCCATACAGTTCATCAAGGATAACCCACTGACTGCCCTGCTCCTGCATGAATACTGCAGCTGGATGAATACCAGAGGTATCGTAGCCTACGATAACGGTCTTGTATGGTGTCACACCGATAGGACTACGTGATACATGCGAGTCCATATTGAACAGTGGGAACACAGGCTTACCGTCTTTGAGCGGTACGTCGAGCATACAGAACAGTGAATCTATAAGGTCTGTACGTGACCTGAGTTTGTAAGCTTCTATCTGATTGCGGTAATAATCTATACCTTTAGCGTGTAGGAACTTCTCCTGCTCTTCTTTAGGCCACGTAATAAAATCATCTGGTTTCTTCTTGGCACCAAGGTTACGCAGGTTCTCAGCTTCTGTGTTAACCTCATACGTAATATTACCCTGGTCATCGATGTGTTTAAAAGCAGCAGGTGGCTGGTGCAATATCATATAGTTTGAAGGAGTGTTATGGTATAACGCTAATAACCAATGCCCCTGAGGTGGCTGGTTGGTATCTATGAGTACGCCCGCATAGGTACAACCACCCATGTTCTCCGTTGGATAACGACCGATACGGCCAAGTATAGCAGTAAACACTTCGTAATCAACAGACGTGGCCTCATTGATTATCGCAAAAGTCCAGTTAGCTGATTTGATTTTTTCAGCGTCCTGTGCTGTCTGTAAAGCCTGCAGGGCAAACTCCACATCGGCTATAGTGCCATCGCCTTCGTGCCATGGCCTACCCTCTGCTAAATAATCATATGGTCCATCACCAACGGGGAACCGGTAGTGTCCGAGAATAGGGGAGCCTGCTGAACGCACGGTACCGAACTTCTCAGGAAACACCTCTAGTATAGAATTACGTGTCGTTGACGTCAACTCTGGATAGGTTCCACGCACTACACCTATACGTGTATAACGTACGCCATCAGACGCAGGAGCCTGTGAAAGACAGTAATACTTTGCGTCGTTCATAATCATACAGGTTTTGCCAGAGCCGAATGGTCCGTCAACAAGTTTCACAAATGCGTCGCTCTCGTGAAACTTCAAACCTGTAGGTGATGGTACGTAATTAAAGTCCGCTATTGCTGTCATTTTCTGACTCCGCTTCTGCCTTGTCGAAAATCTTATCAGCTAAGTCATTGTATGGGAAGTCGCCAATCTGATAGCCGGAGCTTGCAATAGCATTGTGAATAAATGCAAGGTCAACAATCTGATGAGCGAATATCTCAGCTGCGTGCTCTTCCTTCTCAACTGGGCAACGTGCGTCACCCAATTTCTCATAACTGTCAACCTGCTTTAGCAGCTTATCATAAAGCTCTAAAGCCGATTCCAGATAGCGTTTATCTCCGGCCTGTAGCTGATTGAGCGCGTCTCTGATATTCTTAGGAATACCAGAACAATGATGCTTCAATGGTTGAATGTGATCTCTTAACATATTACCCCTCTACGTCAATTACATTAACCTGTGGCTGTGACATTAAATGTTTAAGTTTAGGATTATTAAGCTTTGGAATATTGAACGCAATGTTCACAGTATTAGCCTGTGCCTGTGCTTTTACAACCTCAGGTGGCTGCTCAAGACCTGCTGACTTGAGTAACATACCCAGCAGCTTAATTGACAGGTCGTCATCAAGCTCGTTGCTTGTAGCTTTAACAAACAAGTTTTCCTGCAGGCGTATTGCCATGGCCTCAGCACGTATGCGTGCACCAGCCTGTGGTCCCAGCTCTTTGATACGTCGTACTTCGTTAGCTACGAGCATCTGAAATGATGATAGCTTCAGCAGCTCGTTAAACGATTCTAATGATAAGCCGTGTGTACGTGCGATATCAGCTGCAGAATATGTAGCAGCACCATCTGTAGGAACAGACAGCATTGCTATATCGTGTGCAATATCTGGCCATTGTTTCTCATCTACCTGCATAATCCCCTCACTGATTCAGTAGCGTGCGTGTCTCCAGACACAGTTTCAACAACTCATTATAACGTGTTGCTGTGATGTCGCAATCACGTGTTATTGTAAGTATGTCTTTTTGAAGTTTGTCATAAGCTCGTCTGCTTTCTGCATATTTCCTACAGTTGCAGGTTGCTGTAACCTCGCTGGAAGCTCCGGTATTATCGGCTTCGTCTCCACTGCCTGTGGTACCACTCTGGTACTGCAGCCTGTCAATAAGAGCAGTATAGTCAGTATGGATACTGTCTTCAGCATTTAAAGTCTCCTTATCCGTAGCGGTTATAACACTAATCAGACGCTGTGTGGTATCGAGCTGTTTCTTCCTGGCTTCCTCTGTATTATTCTGTATTGTCTGTACAAGGTCATTGTATTTTGCTGAATCAATGAAACTCTGTACCTGACAGCCACCGAAGAAACCAGCACTGAAACAGAGAAATCCGAACCACCCCACCAATTTATCGAAAAACATAATCACCCCAAATGGTAATGGTCATATAACGTGTTTATCATAAAACACATAACGACAAGCATGGCATATACTGAAAGCATACCAGATGATAAACAGAAAAATGCCAGTAAAAACTCGATTGATACTGTGACAATCTCTACTACTCTGTGAATTACCATTGGTGATTTGTGACTATACATCTGTAGAATCTCCTTTCTGACGACGAATACATACATCTGTTTCTATCCCAAGCTTCTTTGCTACTATCTGCAAGGTGCGTGAGATACCTAAAAATCCTGTCAAAATTCCTACTGGTACAGAGTCACTGGCTATGAAGTATTCTGGGAAAAACCTATGTACTACCCAGTTTAATCCAAAACTCCCAATACCTGCCAATATGGCGTACTCAACACGCCTACAGGTATTATAGCGTAAACGAGAGCTACGCCAACCAATTGCAAAAAATGATGTAACAGTACACAATAGCCCCCCTGATGCATACCATATTACATTAGTAAAAAACTCCGTGTCCATCAGTTCTCCTAATACACGTCCTTATCACTAAATAGAGTGTACGTAAACTTATCACCATAACGGGCTGCAGACTCATAGATAATCTGCATTATCTTGCCAAAGTCTATAGGGTTTGCAACGACCTGACAGCCCGCCGACCATGAGTCAACCTGTACCGATGTACGGTTGGCATTAGCCCTATGGAAGTTAATACCGCACATTGCCGGTTCCTGCAGGTTGGTAAAGTCAAGCTTGCCGTCTTTGTTGTTATCCCTGTACAGTGGTAATGGAACGTTCTGTACCAGAGCTGGGTACTTACCCTTATGGAACCCTAACTTGAAAGCCTTGACGTATTGACCCAAAGGCAGTATCGCAGTTCCCGCAGGGTTGACAGGACATGTACGTGATACAGTACCTGGGTCTGTAGTTCCCGCACATGTAAATAATCGGAACTCACCACGAATGGTATATAAAATACCTAACGTATCATTGAAGGCATTAGAATCCTTATCTACTGTATTGCGTATACCGAACAGATTAACGTTGTAATCGCCAGTGTCGTACAGCCGATAATTCTTACGTTTAAATGCATTGATGAGTTTAGTAATCATGATAGCTCCTGTATAGTATTTTCTTATATTATAGACCAATAAATACGGAGCAAAAACAAACCCTGGTAAATATACCAGGGTAAACAAATGGAAAAACAATGATGACTACAATAGGTAGCAATATAAGTTTAACACAAAGAGTGACTTATATATGCTACACACATCACACTTTAGTCGATGGCGACTGCATGTGATCGTATCAGTTGCTGCGTGTAAAGGTATAAGAAGGGTATAACGTCAGCTGGTATGGTCTTATCAAGCATATAAAATCCCCCTCAAGAAAAAGGGTAGCCGAAGCTACCCCTGTTGTTTTTTGCTATTTCTTAGACACGGTACCATCATCATTGATAGTGTAACCATTAGCTTCCAGCATAGCAATAACTGCATCGCGTTTAGCATTAGGGATCTGATTTACAGTTCTCTTTCCTGCGACAACATAGCGATAATATAAAGCAACCATAATTATTCTCCTAATTTAGCCTTTAACTGTTTAATTTCTTCCTTGAGAGCATATACTTCGTCAGCAAGCTCAACTACAGCATCCTGAGTTAATTCAGTTGATTCTTCATAGTTATCGCTTAACTCTACAAGTGCGTCCTCAATAGTAGTAA